CGCCCGAAGCGCGTTGACCGCGTGACGATGGTGTGATAACAACTGTGGCACAGCGCGCCAGTCGCGCGGAGGATTCACGATGATCGCGACGTTCAAGAACGACAAGAGCGTGCGGCGCACGATCGACATCGGCGCCGACGTTCATAGCAGTGAGGTCGACATCTTCGTCGAGCAGTCGCACGCCGGAGTCGACGTCAACGCTCGCTTCTCCTGCGACCCCGCCACGGCCGACGCGATCGCCTCGGCGCTCCACGTCGCGGCGGCGCAGGTGCGAAGCGCGCGGGGAGAAGCGGTCGACTGGAAGCACGTCGAGGGTGAGCAGCGCTTTGCGGGCGACATGGCCTGCATCATGGGGCCGACGTTTGCCGAGTCGGGCGATGACTTCATCCTAATCGACCGCGCCGACGTGCCCCGCCTCATCGCGGAACTCGGCGCATGGCTGGCGGCGCACCCGAAGGATGCCGACCGTGGCTAGCCCCGACCTCGCACACGTGCTGGCCGAGCTCGCCGCGATCCAGCGGGACGTCAAGGCGCTTGTCGATCTCGGCTCGATGCTGCGCGGAAGTGCCACCGAGATCTGCTCTCGGATCGGCATGCTCATGGCGTCCATCACTGCACCGCCTCCCGCGGTCGCGCCCGTCGACAACGGCATGCTGGCGGCGGTCAATCAGCGCCTTGCCGGTCTTGACGACACCATCGGCCACCTAGTTGACCGCATCAACGCTCGCGACGCGGCGGTCAATGCGAGGCTGGCGGATATGGAGCGCAAGGCGGAGTTTCTCGACGATCGTGTGCTTGAGATGGAGCGGATGGTCGAGCGCGCGAAGGAGGTGGACCGTGGCTGACTTCACCGACGACGAGATCAAGGCGGCCCGGGCGCTGTGCGATGCGGCGACGCCGGGGCCATGGATCGAGCAGCCGCATCCAGGGATACAGATCTCTGCGATCGGCGGCGTCTCGTGCGACGACGGCTGTATCGGGTGGTCCGACGCCGCCTTCATCGCCGCGGCCCGCACGCTCCTCCCCGCCGCGCTCGATGCGCTCGAGGAGGAACGCGCGCAGGTGCTCGCGATGGCTGCGAACGCGGGCGAGGCCGCTACGCGCGACGTCTCCGCCCAGATGAAAGAACTGCGCGTGGCGCTGGCCGAGGCGATGGCGCTCGCAGAGGAAGCGATCGACTGCTACTCGCTGGACTTCAGCTTCGCGCGAAACGTGCGGTGGATCGATCGCCTCGCCGCGCTCAAGGCCAAGGTGCAGCCGTGACGACGGCAGAACTGATCGCCCTCCTGCGAGCTGCCGATCCGGACGGCACGACGCCGGTGTGCGTGGATAACGAAGACGTCCACTTTGTCCAGCGCATGCCTGCGTACTACGATGGCCGGCTGCAACAGTTCGTCCACGACGAGGCGAAGCGAGGCAAGGCGTGGTCGATCGTTGGCGCGCGCATCGTGTCGAGCGGAGACAAGGTCAAGATCCGCACGCTGTCGATCCGGGAGGTTCTATTCGACATGCCTGATCTCCCGATCGAAGGCGGCGAACCGGAGACGATCGCGGAGTGGCGCAGGAATGCAATCCACGAGGTGCAGCCGTGACGCTCATCGCGACCTGCCCGGTGTGCGTGGGCGAGACGCACCCACTCCGAGGCGGCGGCCGACCGTCGATGTGGTGCGGTCGATCGATGCGCATCCTGGACGAGCGCGACTGCTGGACCGTGAACCAACCGTTGACCGTCGCCCGCATCGACGGCGGCGACCCGGGCGACGAAGACCAGGAGGTGCGGAGATGACGAAGCTGATCACCGACGAAGATCTGGCCGCTGTCGGCCTCGAACTCTGCGGCGACAACTCGTGCGTGTTCGGCGCGCCCGGCGGCATGGGCACGAACGGAGGATGCCGCTGCGACGAACGGAACACTGACGACCGCTGGCCGCTGTCCGCGAAGAGGGCGTTCAAGCGCGCGGCGGCGCTCGCGCACCGTATCGCCAAACAGCGCGCCGAGCTATCTGCGGCGTTCCTCAACGAGCGCTCTGCCATGGAGCGCGAGATCGCCACGCTCCGCGCCGACCTCGCCGCATCGCAGCGCGAGCTCGAGCGGTTGCGCCACGGCGAAGCGACCGCCGAGGATGGCGTGTGCCCCGATGCGGTGGAGGTTGAGCGGTTGCGGGCCGAGTTGCGAGCATCGGCGCTGGCCATGGTCACCAAGAATGCGATCATCGACGAGGCGCTGGCCGATGCGAGGCGGCTGCGGGCTGATGCCAATCGCCGCGTCGGCGACCTGTCGCGGCTGGCAGACGAGATCAAGCGGTGCCAGGAGATATTTCGCCGACTCGTCTTTGACACCTGCCTGCGCTTCGACGGAACGATCGACAGCGACCTTTCCGATCCGCTCGCGCGCAAGGTCGCCGCCGACGCCATCCGCTACCTCGCCGAGATCGGCCGGGTCGAGATCGTCAGCGAGCAGGGGCGGCGGACTGTGGCGAGGTGGCGGTCGTGAAGATCTACGACGACAACAAGACCCCGGTCGAAGCGTTAGCCGCCGACACCGCGAAGCTGAAGGCGTGCACGTGCGCAGACTGCGCCGTCGCGACCGAGTTGCAGGCGCTGGAGGCCGAGTGCGACAGGCTGCTCAAGTTCCAGGCCGAGGCGACCCGTTGCCGCGAATTGCTCACGCGGCTCGTGGCGGCGACGTGCTCGCGCCGCGACGGTGGTCTAGTCGACAGCGACCTTGCCGAGCCGCTCTCTCGGCCGGGCATCTCCGAAGCCATGCGCTACCTGCTCGACGTCGGACGGCTCGAGGTCGTCAACGTGATCGGGCAGCGACTGATCGGGCGGTGGAAGTGAGCGCCGAATTCGTCACGTGCGAGACCGTCAACGCGATCGTCGTCCACGTGCGGCGCGTGTCGGCGCTCACGCAGCCGGTCCGGCTAAGCGGTCACCCGTCTCCGTCGCCGTTCGCGATGTGCGGAACGCCGATCGCGTGGGACACGCAGATCCCAGCCAGCGAGAAGTGCGTCACCTGCCGGTCGTGTCGCAAGGCGATGGGCTGGCCGGAGTGGATGGACGCGCCATGACCGCCGACGCTAAGATCCGCGCCGCGGTCGAGGCGCTCGTGACCGCGCTGGTCGATGCCGCTCGAGCGCCCCAGCCCGCGCCGGCCGCCGAGTACCTCTCCACCACGGATGCTGCGACCGTCGCATCGGTCAACGAGGGCACGATCCGCCGGTGGGTCCGCGCCGGCAAGCTGCGCGGCTACCGGGCTGGGCGGGTCCTGCGCGTGCGCCGCGACGAACTGGACCGGATGCTTGCGACCGGGCGGCGGGTGACGAGCAAGGCGAGCAACGACGAGTCGCCGGAGGAACTGGCGCTGCGGGCCGTCTCGAGGATGGCGCGCCGGTGATCGAGCTTGCCCCGATCACGCTTCGCGAGGCGCGCGCGTTCGTGACCGCGCACCATCGCCATCACCGCGCGCCGCAGGGTGGACTGTTCGCGATCGCCTGCGCGCTCACCGAATCTGCTGCGGTCGTCGGGGTCGTCATCGTTGGCCGCCCGGTGTCGCGCCACCTGGACGACGCAACCACGGCCGAGATCACGCGCCTTGCCGCGATCGAGGGCCACCGGAACGCCTGCTCAATGCTCTACGGCGCAGCATGGCGCGCGGCGCGCGCGATCGGCTACCGACGGCTTGTCACCTACACGCTGGCCGAGGAGGGCGGCGCAAGTCTGCGCGCCGCCGGCTGGCGCGTCGTCGCGGAGTCGCCTGGCGGATCGTGGTCTCGCGATCGACGACCGCGCGTCGACACGCACCCGATGCAGTCGAAGCTCCGATGGGAGCCAGGCGATCAGATGGTAGCGTCCGGCCGTGGCTAGCATCTACGCGCGCGGGAACGTCCTCTGGTGCCGGGTCAAGGATGGTGCCCGGTGGGTGCGCATGCCGACGCCATACCGCATCGGTGACGAGGCCAAGGCGCGGCGGTTCGCCGATCGGGCCCAGGAGGCGCTCGCCGCGAAGCATGCCGTCGTCACGATCGGCCCGCTAACCGTCGCGGCCTACGCCGATCGGTGGCTCACCGCGCGCCGCGACCTGCACGCGGCAACGCTGGCTCGCTACCTCGCGACCGGCTCCGGCTCGGTCCAGCACCGCGGCCACAAGACCGAGGAGGGGCGCATGCGCTTGCACATCCTGCCGCACCTCGGCTCGATGCTCCTCGCCGACGTCCGCCCGCGCCACCTCGCGACCTGGATCCACGCGCTGCGGACCACGACGACGCTGGCGCCGCACACGATCCACTCGGTCTACGGCCTGGCCGGCTCGATGTTTCGTGACGCCGCGATCGCCGGCCACGTCGACGCGACGCCAGCGATCCTGACCAGCGCCCAGCTCGGCGAGGACGTCGGCAGCGTCGAGGGCGCCGGCCGGTACACGCGCGAGCAGCTGGCGACCATGATCGGCTCGGTCGCCCTGCCCGAGCACGCGCGGGTGTTCGTGGCGCTCGGCGGGCTCGCGGGGCTTCGGCTCGGCGCGATCGCCGGCCTGCGCTGGGGAGACGTCGACACGACCGCGGCGCCCCTGTGGCGGCTCACGAGCTCGCGGACCTACGACGGCCAGCCCACGAAGACCGGCGCGGCCTCGGTCGTGCCGGTCCACCCGGTGCTGGCCGACATGCTTGGGCGGTGGCGGCACGGCTGGGGAGCGGCGTTCGACCGCGCACCGGGCGCCGCGGATCCGGTCGTCCCGCGGATGCCGGGGCGCTGGTGCCTGCACGCCGGCAAGGCGCACACGAAGCACACGGCCGATCTCTTGGTCGATCGCATCCTGGCCACCGTGGCGGTCCCGCCCGCGCCCATGAAGGCCCACGCGCTGCGCTCGACGTTCATCTCGATCGCGCTCGAGGACGGGGCCGATCCGCGGCTGATCGAGCGGATGACGCACACCCCGGGCAAGACGCGCTCGGCGTTCACGCGCTACGACCGCGCCGACTACTGGCCGCAGCTCTGCGCCGAGGTCCAGCGGATCCAGATCGCGCCGCGGCTCGGCGGGAAGGTCCTCGCGCTTAGCACAGGCCGTAGCACATGGGATGCAACGGCTCGGAATCAGAAGGCAAAATGAAAGTGGCTCCGGGGGCTGTACCCGGCCCAGTAGCCACGAGCGCCCGTTTCGGCTCGCCAAGTTACCGGAATCACGCAACCGCTGCGGTCCAGGCCGGGCCGACGCAACGAACCACTGTGCTACGGCGTGGCACAGTCCAGAAAGGAACCAGATGGGAACCGTTTTCCATGATGCGATCGTGGTCACAAGCTGGCAGCGCGAGGCGATCGCATCCGCGATCAGCTACGCGCTCGGCCTCGGACTCGTCTGCACCGAGGCCGTCCCATACGCCATGAACACGGGGTGGTCGTTCATGATCGCACCGGACGGAAGCAAGCTCGGATGGGAGGTGCGCGAGCAGCACGACATCAGGCGCGCCGTGTGGATCGAGTGGGCCGAGAAGCAATACGCCGCGGGCGTCTACTTCGACTGGGCGCACGTTCAGTTCGGCAGCGAGCGCGAGAAGCGCGCCGAGGTCGTCGCCGACAACCATGACGCCGCAGCGAAGGCCGGTGACGCATGACCGACCCCGCCCGCATCCTCGCCGACATCATCATGCGCCAACTAGCGATCCGGCCGTTCTACTGGGGCCGTCAGCACCGGCGCCGAGAAATGGAGTCGCAGGTGGATGAGATCTTTCGCGACCGAGATCGACAGCGCTGCGAGGATCTCGCGGCGGACCTCGAGTTGGCCGAGTCGCGCGCCCGCGCCGTCTACGAGTTCGACTACGACATGGGGTACGCATGACCGCCGACCCCGCCCGCATCCAGCGCATCGCCGCGGCCGTCCACGCATGCACCGCGACGTGGGAACCTGGGGCGCGCCTGATCGGCGACGTCACGGCCGCCGAGATCCGCGAGCTGGCGATCGCCGCATCCCAGGCCGTCGCGCCGACCGAGCCGGTGGCGGAGACGGTGGCGTGGAGAGACGGTCCCGACTGCGCAGAAGCGATGGTCGGCCCGCTCGACCTCGACGTGTACAAGAACGGCCGCGGCTACGACTGGACGGTGACGGTGGAAACTCAGCGGGCAGGCGAAGGGATCAGGGCTGCCACGTGCAACATACGATCGCTGGAGCCGACCCTCGACGCCGCCAAGGCCGCTGCGATCGCCGCGGCCCGCGCGTGGCGGGACTCGATCAGGCTGTAGCGGCGGCTAGATCCCTGCCAGCCCGCCAGCGATCTGCTTCACGAGGTCGATCTTCATCTTGCGGAGGTCGCCGAGCAGTTGGCCGCGTCGCGACTTAAGTGCGCCGCCCTTCACGACGATGATCTGGTAGAGCGAGTCGGCGATCGCGTTCTTCACCGACTCGATCTGCATGAGCTTGTCCGGCCCCTGCAGCGCTGGAACGAGCGCGACTAGGCGCTCGAACATGGACACGAGCGCACCGACGCCGCCGACGAACGTGGACGGGTCGAAACGGTTCGCAGTGACGTTCACGACCCAGCCATCGCCGTTCGGGCCCGCAACGATACCTTCCGCGAGACGGCCCGAGTCATTGAACAGGCGCGGCGTCCGGTTCGGCGCCTTGATGCCGGTGCGGCCTCCGCCGTAGCGCGCCATCGCCCACCGCTCTCCTTGGTTGAGTGCCTTCTCGGCTGACTCACGCCGCTTCCGTGTCGACGGTTTGGCGATCTCGCCGATGTCGCGGATGCCCTTCCGGATCGCCTCGGCGATCGCTTCGGCGGGCCCGCGTCCTAGCTCGCGCGGGTCGAACACGTGGACGACCGGGTCCGCCTTGATCGTCACGGTGTAGCGGTTCGTCGTGCCGCTGCCAGTCGTTCGGCGCCGCTCCTCGAATCCGAAGTCATTCAGCACCACGACTTCCTGGGTGATCGAGCCCGCCATTTCGCGAGGTTGCCAGATTGCGACATAGGCGGCTACCCGTGACGTTGAATGGCTCGATGGATCCGACTCGCAGACTCCACACCCGGCGGTCCGACGCATCGCTGCGTCGTGCACGCGGTCGAGTTCAGAACGCCCGCGACCTGCGCGCAGTGCGATAGCGCGCCGCGGTCGGTCGAGGAGAACGCAACCGGCGACCTGCCGTACATCCCGGGCTTGCCGACGCCGATCGAGGACGAGCGCGCGTTCCGCGGCATGTCGAGCCAGTTCCTGGAGTCCGCGAATCTCGCGGACGTTGCCACCGTAGCGGTCAAGTACGCCGAGCTCGGGCTCCGCGCTCTGTCGATTGCAGCGGCGATGGGTGAGCGGCGCATCTCCGACTGGAACGACGAGAAGCGGCAGAACGAGGCGCTATCCGTCGGCGGCAAGTCGCGTGCGAAGCGAAAATGACGGTCGTCGCGATCACGGTCACTGCCGCAGCGGTTGTCGCGGCGTGGTGGTGCGTGAGTAGCTGGCTCAAGAAGAAGGTCCGCAAACTTCAGGACGAGATCCTAGGCGGCACCGACCGATTCGTCGACTTCGGGATCACGCTTCACACCGTCGAGCAAGATCTCGAACGAGGAGCCGAGCTGCTCGCCAAGAGCCCACCGTTGCGCATCGTCGCAACGCGCCGGCTCGGCGGCATGTTCGATACGCGCACCGGAGAGTGGTCTGGACCGTCGATGGATCCGGTCGTTTGGTACGTGTCCGAGGACCAAGCGCGGCTCATTCTCCACGAGTCGACCCTGCCCGACAATCTGCTGGTATACGGCTCCGAGGGCGGCGGCAAGTCGGTGACGCTCGTCATGTGGGCCGCGGTCCGCGCGCTCGAGTGCTCGGGCTATGAGCCGCGCCGCGAGATCGGGCTCACCGCGCCGACGGGCCCGCGGCTGAAGGTGCTCTCGCAGAAGATCGTGCAGTGGTGGCCCGATCGCTGGCGCCGCTGGGTCGAGCGCGACTCGTGCTTCTACATGCCGAACGGCGTGACGGTTCGCCTCATCTCGACGCACCAGACGAGCGCGAAGGAGGGCTCACGCATCCAGGGCTACGACTGGTCGCATGCCGGGTCTGACGAGATGCAGGACTCGACGGACCGTGACAGCGACATCCGCTCGCGCCTGCGCGCCGCGCCGGACGGGAAGCCCAAGCGCCTCGCGACCGCGACCGCCAAGGACCATCCCGAGTGGCGGACGTGGCGCGACAGCAAGCTCAAGACAAAAGCGTGGGGTCGCTTCGATCTGCTCGCGATGCGTTCGCCTTTCATTTGGCCGAACTTCATCGAGGAGAACCGCGTCGAGATGTCACCGCGTGAGTTCATGCGCCGCTATGGCGCGCAGGACGTCCCGCCGGAGCGGATCATCTACGACGCATGGGACCGCACAAAGAACCTGTGCCACAGGCCGACGATCGAACATGACGCCGTCAACGTGCTTGACCGGCTCGGCGGACCATTCGGAGTCCTGTGCGGCCACGACCCAGGTACGCGCTACCGCTACACGGTTCCGCTACTGCCATGGATCATCAACGGCCGCCGCAAGTGGTGGGTGGTCGGCGAGATCTGCACCGAAGGCGGAACGGTTGAGGAGCACGTCCTTCGCGTACTGACCGAGATGCGCGAGAAGTACAAGTGCAACATCCCGAGCCGTCGCGGCGTGATCGAAGATCACACACTGCGCGCCTTGGTTCGCTCGGACATCTACACCGACAGCGGGCACGACGCGAAGCACCCGGACCGCTCGGTCTACACACAGTTCAAGAAGTACGGAATACACATCCTTCCGGCGGCGCATCGCGCGGCCCCGAACGGCTCGCTCCATCCCGCGCAGATCCCGAAGAACGCGCGCATCGACATGATCAACCGCCTGTTCTGCGACGCTTCCGGTGAGCGTTCGCTGTTCGTTGACCTAGATGCCAACGAGCGCCCCGTTGCCCCGAGGCTGGTCAACGCGATCGAGTCCATGGAGCGCGACCTGATGGGGCGCGCCGAGACCGAGCGCAAAGGCGACGCCGACCAGTCGCACTACCCGGCGGCGCTTGGCTACGCGCTTTGGATGCTCGAGAAGCCGCGCTCGTCCGACCGCCGAATCGAATCAGGAGGTGACGCATGACCGTCTCGATCTTCACGTCCCTGGCCGTCACGCCGTCGGGCGCGCGCTTCGACCCGATCGATGCACTCGGCCTGTCGATCTACCTCAAGGAGCACTGCGACCGCCCCTGCGATCGCGACCGCGAGCGGCGCCACGCAAACCGCGACGCGATGTACCGCGACGGCGGCTGCGAGGAGATGTGCCGCATCATCGATGACGTCTTCGACGATCGCCAGATCGCCGAGAAGCGGAAAAAGTGGGTCAACCATGCCCGCTACAACAACCCGCTGAAGCGGACGGTCAACGAACTGTCGACGGTCTACCAGCGGCCAGCAACGCGCGTCATCAAGGAGGAGGCGAGCAACGCCCGGTATCGCGACCTGATGGCAGCGCTACGGCAGGACGAGGTGTTCCTGCACGCGAACCGGATGCTCACGTTGCACCGGACGATCCTGATCGGCATGCGCGTGCAGCCGCGCGCCGACGACACGAAGGATCCGGTTCTCGACGTCGTCACGCCGAGCACGTTCCGCGTGGTCCTCGACCCGAACGGGCTCGTCGTGGGCTACCTGATCCGCCGCGACTACCGCAAGGCCGGCGTCACGTACACCGGCCCGACGCCGGCGTGGGTGCTGTGGACCGATCACGAGCGCGCGCTGCTGGACGCATCATTCTCCATCATCGAGGGCTCGTACGTCGAGCATGGCTTCGGGGTGAACGCGTACACGCCGGTGACGATGATGCCGCCCGAACCCGGCTTCTGGCCTGGTGAGGATGGCGAGGACCTCGTCGCGGCGCGCGTCGCGGTCTGGGTGACCGACATCTTCATGATGAAGGAGACCAAGTCGGCCACGAAGATGCCGGTCATCGCGGGCGACATCTCCGGCTCGGCGCGCAACCAGATGGTCGACTCGGAGGCGTTCCTCGAGGTCAACGAGGGCGCCGCGCTATCGCAGATGGACAACTCGATGGACCTGGGCGCGTTCCAGGCCGTGTCCAAGCACATCGTCTCATCGGCGGGCCAGAACTACGGGCTCACGCCGACGATGCTGGAGAACGCCGGCGTGCAGTCCGCCGACGCGCGCGACGTCATGCGGATCCCGTTGAACGAGCTCCGCGACCAGCAGAAGCTTCCATGGCGCTACGCCGAGCGGCGGATCGTCCGGGCGCAGGCCGCGGTGTGCGCGCGCGAACTGCCCGAGTACGCATTCAGCGCGGACGGGTGGTCGATCAACTTCTCCGAGGGAGCGACGAAGCCGAGCGAGGCCGACGACCTGACGCTATTCGAGCGGCGCAAGAAGCACGGTCTCGACAACGCCGAGGACTACCTGATGCGGCGCGACCCCGACCTGACCCGCGAGGACGCCCGCGAGATCATCGCCGACAACATCGAGATCTGCACTGAACTGCAGGTATTGATGCGGCCGATGAACGCGGTGTCCGGTGCGGACCTCGGCGGCGATCCTTCGGCCGCGATGACCGCCGTCGCATCCGAAGCGATGAGCGCCGGAGGGCATGAATCCGTCGAGGTCGGCGATCGCGTCGTCGTCGTCGCTGGCAAGGAGCACATGCCCGAACACGCCGGCGTCACTGGAACCGTCAAGATCGCGCAGGGCGAGGCGATTGGCGTCCTGTTCGACGGCACCAAGACGGTACACCGGTGGTATTCGCCGGACGAGTTGCAGACTGCGACGGGCACACACTGATGCAGGTTGCCGCCTCGCGATCCTGCGTCGTATCGGTCGCACACGATGATCACCACGCGCGCGGGGACTCGTTACCTCGCTGTTCGGCCTGACGGTCGCACGGTCGAGTTGCCGATGTCCTGCGCGCTCAAGCCGGGCTGGTGCATTGCCGCCCCGGTCGCCGTAGAGAAGCGGCGCGTTGTCATGGAGGTCCCCATGGCGGGACGGCCGGCTCCAACCCGGCTAGGTGGGGTTCGATTCCCTGGTCCTCTGCGAATCGAAACAACGGTGCCGCCAACCACAAAGGGCGAGCCCTCACGGGCAGACGACGCCGGTCACTCGGGCGATGGGCGTACGACGGCCCTGACAGTCGACAGCGCAACGGAGACGACTTGATGCGCCGAATCCTGATGAACGCCGCTGATCCCGATACCACCGGTTCTGGTGGCGGGGCAGTCGTTCCGCCAGCCGCCGCACCCGCACCGAGCGCGCCGCCCTCACCGCCCAGCGTCGAGACTCTTCTCGCCGCAATGGACGATCCGAAGCTGCGTGACTCGTTCTTCGCGGAGATGCGCCGGTCGGGGCGGATCAAGGGGGCAGCCAAGCCCGCCGGCACCGAGACGACCACCGAGACCGCACCGGCACCGAAGGCCGTCGAGACCGAGATGGTTTCGCGCGCCGACCTCGTTCGCGAACGCGCCTTCACGCGCTCGATCGCCATCCACGGTCAGGGACTGACCGACCGGCAGATCGCACGCATGGAACGCTCGTTCGAGACCGAGAAGCCGAGCGCGGACGCTGTCGGGGAGTGGGTCGCTGGGTACATCTCGGATCTCGGACTGAAGTCGACCGTCGCGGCCACGACCGTCACTCCACCCATCTCCCAACCGCAGAGTCCGCCGGCCGCACCCGCGCCGACGCCCGCACCCGCTCAGCCTCCCGTGACGAACGTTGGCACGCCCGCCGCGCCGAGTTCGCCGCTCGAGAACCGCAACCTGCTGAAGCTGACCGCACCCGAGACTGCCGAGCTGATGAAGCAGCACGGCGTGTCGAAGGTTCGCCAGCTCCTCCGCGAGCAGATGAGCAAGACGGGCTTCCGCACGAAGTAACGCCGGCCACGGAGCAATTCCCATGGCCAACGAGACCACGACCTCCACCCTCGACGACCTCACCAACGCCTCGATCGTCGAGGCCATCCTGATCCCGGCGCTGTCCGAGCAGCCGGGCCTTGCCCTCAAGGCGTGCCGCGAGTTCTCGCTCATCGGCCGCCCGTCGAACGTCCTCAAGCTGCCGGTCGAGACCGCGTGGTGGGGCACGCCCTACGACCGCGGCGCCTCGGTCGACACCGAACTGGACGCCACCCAGGCGACCGCGCTGAGCAACACCGCGTTCTCGTCGAGCGTCGCGACCCTGACCGCGGCCGAGTACGGCGTGGCCACCGCGCTGACGGACAACGTCGGTGAGGACTCGGTCCTGGACGGCTCGACCCTGCTCGACACGTTCATGGGCCGCATGCTGGGCGCGCTCACGCTCGCGATGGACGACGACTACTGCGCGCTGTTCGCGTCGCTTTCGAACACCATCGGCACCACGACCGCGGACCTGACCGTCGCGCAGATGCTCGCCGCGCAGCAGGGCATCCGGCGCCGCGGCGCCAACTGCGACCGCCTCTGGTACATCCTCGACCAGCAGCAGGTCGACGACGTCCAGAACGCGCTGATCGCGACCAACGCGGCCGCGGCGGTCTACGCGCTCGCCGCGGACCGCATCGTCAACGCGCAGCCGGGCATCAACAACGGCCTCGGCGATGACCGCATCCCGATGACGTTCAGCGGATACCCGGTGATCGCCACCGGCATGACCGACACCGCGAACACCGCGGCGGACGTCTCGGGCGCCTGCATCGTCCCGACCAGCGCGTACAACGACGACCGCGGCTCGACGACCCACGCGATGGTCTGGAAGCGCCTCCCGCGCTTCGAGACGCAGCGCCAGGCCAAGTCGCGCGCGACTGACCTCGTGATGACCGCCCGCGCCGGCTTCGCCGAGCTCCAGGACGGCACGGGCGCGAACATCGTCACCGACGCGCCGTGATCCATGCGCCCGCCGGAGCGCCAATCCGGCATCCATTTTCAGGAGGCCACGTGAGCACGAACGCGGACATGAGCGACCCGATTCTGTGGGTGACGACGAAGCCCGGCGAACTGAGCAACATGCATCCTCGCCGGACGCTGCGCACCCGCAACATCGACGGCAAGATCGTCGAGGAGCGCGTCCCCCAGCGGTGCAGCGCGGACAACGACTATGCCCGGTCGTCGGTCCTCGAGAACTACCCGCGATGGGCGCGCGTCGTGAAGCACTGCGGCACCGAAGTCCGCGTTCCGCTCACGAACGCCGCGGCACACACCGACGTCAACACCGGCTATGCGGCCTCGATGCGCGAGAAGTTCCGCAAGCTCGGCTGGTACACGTACGGTGCCTGTCCGGTCGCGCAGGTCCTCGGCGGCGACCTTGCCAAGTGCTCGTTCGTGTCGCGCGAGGTGCTCGACGCGGTCGCCAAGGGCACCGCATGCGTCCCCGGGACGTACAGCGAGTCCGCGCCCTGCCCGCACTGCCTCGCCGAGATGAAGGAGCGCCGTGCGCTCGCGCTGGCGTCGTGGCGCGAACGTGAGCACGCGGTGCTGTCCGAGGCCGAGAAGCAGAACGTCTCGACGCAGACGAAGACCGCCGAGGCGCTCCAGGCGATCGCCGCGGCGAGCCAGGGCAACACCGAGGCGATGATGTCGATGATGCAGGCGTTCATCGAGAAGATGAGCGGCATCGCCGCGGCATCGCCGCCCCCGGCCAAGCCGCCGGAGAAGAAGCCGGGCTGATGCGCCTCCTGACCCCACAGGAGCTACGCGAGGCGACGGAGCGCGACTTCAAGGCCGCCTTTCGCAACTCGGGTCACGTCGTCAGCGACGAGGAGGTCAAGCGCATCGCGCTGTCCTCGCTCGAGCTCGTCGAGGCGGCCGAGCGCGCAGGCCACGTCACGACCGGCGCGCGCCCGAAGGCCGAGCGCAACCCGGAGGCGCCGCCACGCGATCGCTCGGCGCTACAGAACGCGTTCGCCGACCGCGGCGTGCACGAGGCCAGCGGCAATCGGGTCAAGTTCCGCGCGATCCACGGCCGCCCGCAGATGACGGGTGAGCGCTGGGGCTACGCGTGCGGGCGCATCAACCGGATCCTGTCCGGCATCGGCGCCGCGACCACGTTCGGCGCTGCGGTCAAGAACGCCGAGGTGCCGCGGCTCGCGAAGAAGTTCGCCGACCTGTGGGGCTGGTTTCTGACCAAGGACATGCCACCGCCGCCGATCGGCAAGGTCGACCCGAACCCGTTCCGCCACCTCGCGCCGTCCGACGCGGGAAAGAAGTTCGTGCGGCTCGTCGAGGACATCTGCGACGAGAGCACCGGCGTCCTGGGGAGCTGGTACACGAAGTGAGGGACACGGTCCAAGAGATCGTTTTCGGCGTCACCGGCCAGACGCTGTACCTCGACGCGCCCGAGGGCGTTCCGTCGGCGGTGACGTCGGTGACGGTCGTCCGCTCCGATGGCGATGATTCGTCGTCGTCCGAGTCCGCGCTCGGTTCGCCGTCCGTCTCGTCGGTGACGACCACGCTCAGCGCCGCGGCCGGCACCAGCGAGACCGACACGAAGGCCGTACCGCTGACCAGCGCGACCGGGTTCGTGGTCAATCGGCCGTACCTTCTCACCGCGACGACTGGCGAGACCGCGTGGGTCGTGTTCGCGGCGATCTCCGGGTCGACCGGCTACGCGCGCACACCGCTGACGAGTTCGTTCGCCAGCGGCTCGACGATCGCATCGCCACGCATCTCGGCCACGGTCGATGCCACCTGGGTCGCGACCGCCTCGAAGCTGTCCGACGAGAGCGACGAGGATCCGCGCTACCGGGCGATCTGGCTCTACACCGTCGCGGGCGTCGTCCGCCGACGTGAGACCCGCTTCGACCTCGTGCGCTACACGGCCCAGCACGCGATCACCCCGGTCGACGTGGACGAGCGGTTCCCGGGCTGGCTCGACCGCGTGCCGAACGACTACCGCCGCGATCAGGGGCAATCGCTCATCGACGAGGCGTTTCGCGCGGTCAAGTTCGACCTGCTCGCCGATGGCCACGCGACGCGCTGGATTCGTCGCCAGGACGTGATCGGCGAGCTCGTCGTGTGCAAGGCCCAGGTCCAGGCCGCCGAGCTGGCGGTCATGCACGGCGCGTTGCAGCTCGAGGCGCTCAAGACCGCCGAGGCCGCCTACGAAGCCCGCTTCGGTCAGCTGATCCGCGGCCCGAACCTCAAGATCGGATCAACCCCGGGCGGGTCCATCGCAGGCGGACGCGAGCGCGCACCGCTGGGGCGCCGCTGATGGCGACTACCACCGAAGCCACGATCCGGACGCTGCTCGCCGCGAACCTCGCCGCGACCGTCCCGCTCCTGCAGTCGGACGTGCGGTTCCGCGAGCACCGCTACGACTCGCCGTTCATCGACTGGGCACAGCAGAACCGCGAGTGCCTGCGCGTGTTCTCGATCCTCGACGACATCAACGGCTGGCAGCCCGAGACCACGAACATCACCGAAGAGTGGCGCGTGGTCGTGTTCGAGGTGTTGGTCGCGTATCCGATGACGAACCGATACGGCTCGGGCACCGCCGGCGCGCGCACCCGCGGCGAGGTCGTCCGCTCCGATCTGCACCAGGTCGAGTCCGCGCTGGGCCTGCGCGGGTTCGCGACCT